CACTTCGGCTGTCGCAAAGATCTGATCGCTAGGAAAAAAGAACTTGCATCATCTGATGTTCAAGCTGATCCTCTAGTCGAGAAGGTTGAAAAGAAGAAAAGGGCCTATAAGATTGTAGATCGAAAGCACCACATCATCTACAAGACAACTTGCATCACATCTGGGAACTACTATATCGGTATTCATTCGACAGATGATCTCAACGACGGCTATCAGGGTTCTGGTGTTCATCTTCAGCGATCGCTCAAAAGATATGGTAAAGAGAACCATATCACTGAAGTCCTAGAACATCTTGACGATCGGGCGTCGTTGATCAAAAGAGAAGCCGAACTGGTAAATGAAGATCGGCTAAAGGATGCGCGTTGCATGAACTTGATGCTTGGGGGCTCAGCACCCCTATATGAGAAAGAAGTTCTCAAAGAACAGGCACGTGCTAAGATCTCGGCAGTCGCTAAAGATATGTGGGCTCGCCGAAAAGCTGATCCAGATGTTTTAGCTAACCACATAGCTAAGCTCAACAAGCCAGAACACATCGCCAAGAGAGCTGAAGCAATCAAAGCAAAAGGGCATAAGCGAACTGCTGAACAACTTGACCGTATGAAGACCGGGCAGAGTAAATACTATTCTGAGCAAACACCTGAACAAAAGCTTGAGCGACAGCGCAAAGGCACGTGGGGTCGAGTGAAGACATACAAAATTGAAGACGCTGAAGGGAATGTCCAGTTGATTAGCAACTTACAAGAGTTTTCGGCAAAACACAATATCAAAGGAACTGCCTTGTATAAGACGGAATTAAGAAAGAATTTTGCTAATGGTTTCCGTATTATAGGTCGAGCATAATGCCAACAACACTCAACGAATGTCCTGACGCAGCAGGCAGTTTTAATAATCCGACAACGCCAGACGGAGGTATTACACCGCCGCCTGCTGCGCCGTCGAATCCTTATGTTGCGCCAGAGTTGTGTATTGGCGATTGGTCGCTCTCAAACGACCTCAATACCAGCAGCGAAAATTCATACCAAGAAAGTCTTGCCGCAGAAAATTTGAATATCTCTGGCGCTGAAGTAAATGTCTTCAAACTTCTTGGCGTACACGAGCAGGGTCGTCTTGTCGATCTTACTGGCGCTGGTCAAGCGCTTGGTTCTGGAACACCAGCGCTGGCATTTGATTCACTTGCTGGAGCGTGGACCTCATCCGAAACAGGCTTGTCCGTGACGCAAGCTCCGGCATATATCGGCTACGATTTTGGCATCCGCCTTACTAGTTATGGTCAACCGGAAAATGCGCCTGATGTGAACAATACTCTTCACATCACTAGTCTTCGGATTCAACAAGGTACTGTTGCGACAACTCGAGCACTTCAAGTTCGTGTTGATCGCAGCAAGGTGATTTTTAGTGGTGTTGGCAACGGTGGATTCGGATCATTTACATCCGGCGCCTCTCCAAAACCAGGCATGTTCATGGCAGTGGCATTGACACCGACTACATTCTCCGTAATGTTTACCGGCGCTGGTGGAACATCTGTTCTTGGCGTTGCCACAGTTGGCGTTCGTTTCAATTCGCTAATTGGATCATTCACTATCACTGCTGGTACAATCCCGTTTGCGATCAATGACGCGTTCTCTGCCCCTGTAGAACTTGAATGGCAGCGTGTGGATGTAGTGAATCTTCCTAATGTTCCAACAGCAGCGCTGATTCGAATTAAGCAATCTGCTGCTTCACGCTATTGGCGCCTAGTCCCAACTAGCTTTGCTGGGACTATGTCAGGAGACTCTTGGGTTGTTGACAAGTTAGAGTTGTTTGATTTCCAGCAGACTCGCCTTGATGATATTCAAGACACTCTGTACATGGAGAATCGAGATCGTGACTACGCAAAGGCGTCTGTTCATATTAAGGCAGCGTACACGCCGTTCGATGCTGTTAGCGATCTCTCAAAGTTTGGTTTTCAGATTGCCGACATCTACACATTCACGACAAGCTATGCGACAATGGTCAGCGCGCTTGGACGTCCAATCGTTGTCGGTGACGTGTTAGAAATTCCAAGTGAACTTCAGTACGACCACAATCTTCGCCCAGTTCGTAAGTTCTTGGAAGTGAATGACGTTAGCTGGAGCGCTGAAGGATTTACCACAGCATGGAAACCGGTTTTGTATCGCTTCCAGGCGCAGCAGCTAGTTCCATCACAAGAACACCGAGACATTCTCGGAACTGGCGACACGCAGAAATACATTATCGATGACGGACGCTTCTTTGAAGGCGTAGAGCAAATCCAGACTGCGCCGTTGACTACTACTGAGGCAAACCAAGCAGCGGCGGTTATCGCCGTTCCTGAGACTGGTACGAACGTCCGGGAGCAGGCATCGGGCACGAATCGCTTCAATCAACCAGGTTCTTACGACGGTGTTGGAGCTTATGTTGAGGACGGTCTGCCGCCTGATGGGCAACCTTACGAGACTGGATTCAAGTTGCCTGATGTTGCTGGTGCGGTCGATGGAACTTATTTCAGACTCGAGTACGATCCAAAGATGAAGATTGCTGCAAGACTTTACAAGTTTAGTAGTGTCAAGAACAAGTACATTTACGTAGAGACCGACCGCCGCGAAGAACGAAGTGCTCATCGCCCATCGCAATTAGAGATTCTAAACAGAACGCAGACAATGCCACTGACATCAAAGGTAGTAGTATGAAATCATTTAAACAATTTCTCGCTGAATTAAGCGATCCAAAAAAAGCTCAGGGCAAGTGGGAAGTCACCTATGATATGCACGGGGCGAATAAAGAAGTCCCGCTGTCGTCAATGACAAAAGTCATTTACGCTTCGTCTAGCGAGGAGGCGATCGCTATTGTTAAAAAGCTGGTTGGCGGTCGAAACCACGTTGCTAAAATGGTCGATAGCAAGGCAAAATAATGATTACGTTTAAACAGTTCTTAGCTGAAGAAACTAAAGAAGCTCCAAAGTATACTTTAGATCGTTTCTACGATCGAAGTATTCGTAGTTGGACGATCTTGTGTAAAGACGAGAACGACTATCAGGTTGGCGAGGCAGTCCACGTGTATTCTCGAAAAGAAGCTATGGAAGTAACACTTGACGATTTTGATTTGCCTAAAGACCTCGATTCTTGAAAGTTTTAAGAACTTCAACGCCTTTTGTTTTTGGGTGCCAAATCCAGATTTCGTAATTGAATCCGCTTTTTATTGTGGCTTCTTCTTTTAAGATATTCGTTGAAAGGTATTGTTTGTAGAATGCCGTATATTCGGATTTTACTTCGATGATAAGATTCTTTTCAGGTATCCAAAAATCAGGATGATATGCTCTTCGCCCGTATTTTATTACAGGGAGCTTTTCGGTGACAAGTTCTTCCTCTGATATCATTTTAGCATTAAGCATAAATTCTAATGCCTTTGGTTCGTGCCCCATGAGAACAATTGACTTCCCAGATGGAAGTATAAAATCTTTTTTGTTTAGCCTATTTCTTATGGCTTTATTAAAAACCCCCTCAGTCTGCATCGGGTGAGCGCCGAATCTTTCAATGTATGTCTTCATCCGCCTCTCATTTCCTGCTGTCGATTTGTTATACCCATTCAGTGCCATATACGACGATATAGCTTGATCTCTCAATTCGCCAAGACACCATTGATGCCGCACCCCATAAAGCGTTAAGCACGTGTTTTCTTTTTTCTTTATAGTTTCACTAGAATTATTACTGCATTTTCTGCTGCAGAACTTAACGAAAAATCCGTTGAACATAGAGACTTTAGTGCCGCACAGCGGGCATAAAGGCCATGACACGTGATCATGGCGGATCGCAGCAACTTGTTCGGCATACGAATTAAAGTCTTTAAGATAACCTGATCCCCTCAAAGTTGCACAAAGGTGCTTGACGCTTTTGCGACTCGAGCAATTTGGTGATGTAAGTTTTTCTGTATCGGCATCTACTTGCTGAAGCATGTTATAAATAGATGATGCGGGTTCCAAGGATTTTCTAAGCATGATCAATCACTTTCAATTTAGCGGACAATTACGTTCTTATTTATACCAATTCGTAAGTATCTTCTATGGACTACAAGTTCAAACAGGCAGGGGCGAATGCGGCGAGACTGAAATGATTAGCGTCCCAATTGTTATTGGGCAAAAAGATCGAGTCGTTGCTGCATTGATGGCAGGCAATACTCAGAATCGAATGTTCTCGCTTCCAACGATGTCGGCGCATTTGGCATCGCTTGCCATCGCGCCAGAACGTCGTAAGGTCCAGGCATTCCTTGATCAGCGTGTCACACTCCCTGTTGGTGGTGTATTTCCGAATGACTTGACAGTCGTCAAGCGCTCAATGCCAATCCCGTACAATGCGACAATCGAGCTATCGATCTACACATCCAACTCGCTTCAGCGCGATCAGATTCTTGAGCAGATTCTAGTATTGTTCAACCCAGATATTCAGATTCAAAAGAGCGACGGTCCATTTGATTGGACTAAACTTACCAAAGTCGAACTCACAGACATTTCGAACGAAGAGAACTATCCGGCATCGACTGATCGTCGAATGATTGTTTGGACTTTGTCTTTCGAAGTTCCGATCTATCTCAGCATCCCGATGGGTGTGAAGGACGATTTGGTTCGCAAGATCATTATCCAAATTGGTGACCTCGCAAAAATGGTAATTAACGAAGTTGATGAAGACGGACAGATTACGCCGTTCGGGACTCCACTTGCGCGTGTCACATTCGACAGCACACCTGTCCCGAGTATTGCCGATGCTGATTACTCTGGACCAACTGCTCCTGTTGATCCAAAGCGCGATGAACTCTGGTACAACACAACTACAGAAAATCTAATGTTTTGGAATGGTGTTTCATGGGAACTTCGCACCCAGCAAATGCCACTTCCACAAGGTCCAACACCTTCTGAACCAATGCCGCTATGATCAGTTTCAAACAGTTCCTTTCAGAAAAGGCGATGAACCCTTCGGAGTTCAAAAAGGTCGCTGCGCGTCAAGATACAAACACCCTTGCTGGATTTGAGATTGAGTGCGTTGTGCCTTCTGATTCGAACTTCATGGACCATGCCAACGATAATGCAGAACCAGACTTCATGTCTCTTCGTGACATAGACACATTCAGAGAGATCACGAAATACTTTGTCGTGTCTAGTCGAGAGGAACAATCTTTTGACAGAGACTTTACTTCATGGGCAGAAGAGAATGACGAAGAAGATACTGACATCTACGGCAGGGGATTCTTAAAGTTTGTCAAAGACCACGGCGGTATTCGCAATTTTATTTCTGAGTATGACATCGAACCACGATACGGTTGGGCGAGTGATTTGCTGAACAATAGCTCGACGATCTACACGGAGTATCCTTCAGCTGAATCCGCTAGAAAAGTTTATGGGGCGATCGCACGTTCAATGAACAGCGATCTCGGTCTCAAAGCGATTGTCCCTGGCGATGCGCGTCGTAAGTATGACCCAAAGAGTCAAATTTGGTTAGTCACTGAAGACACGTCCATTGAAGGTAAGGGCATGGGCGTAGAAATTATCTCGCCACCAACACCATTAGGACAGGCACTTAACGACCTTGAGAGCGTGTTTGGCTGGATGATCGACAAGGACATCGAAACAAACATCTCAACTGGATTTCACGCCAATCTGAGTTTGCCGAATATTCAAGATGTTGACCTTGTGAAACTTGTATTGTTCATGGGCGAGTCACACGTTCTTAAACAGTTTGATCGCATTGCGAACTCATACACTAATCCACAAATTCGATCTATCATCAACTCGATTGCTCATGGGCATAGTTTGCCGACTGAAGCGAATGAGATGATTGCTTTAGCAAAGAAAAGTCTTTCTGAATCAAAGTACGCTTCGGTGAATATTTCTAAGATGCGATATGGATACCTTGAATTCCGCATGGTCGGCAATTCGGA